GACACCGGATGGCATTAACTTGATTACTCGCAATGGTGTATACCAAAGCATCATCTGCATTGGTTCCTACAGTAAAATTGGTATAATCACCGTTTTTAGAAAACCATAACGTCTGTGGATAGTTATTCGTTGCACCAAAAACAAGCCGTTGCTCAAAGAAAGTTACCACACTTGGATAATTATCAGAACTTGCATTCATACTATTGGCGGCACTTGTTAAGCTTGGCGTGGCAAATGCCCAGGCATTATGACCTGTTCTTGTTAAAGTTCTTATCGCATAACTAGGATGAACCATATACATGGTATCGGCTGATTGAACAAAATTAACATCATTTATTACAGAACTAGGATAAGGTGTTGCAAGTTCAAAAATTTCTGTTGCTGTTTGTGTTCCACCAGCAGAATAAGCGGTCATGGAAGAAGTATCAATAGCAGCTCCATGCAAATCCGTTAACGTAAAAGTATTGGTTGTACTATTGGCAACAAGGTAATTTCGATCTGATAATTCTGTCATGCCCTGAGAAATAGAAACAAAAACTTCATCTCCATTACTAAACCCATGGCTATTACTTGTTAGCACACCGGGATTAGCCTGTGTAATACCAGTAATGGCTTTGGCACTGCTGTTTAAAACTTGCTGGCCATTACGATAAACCCTCATAATGCTATCGCCAAATTCCAGAATATAAGTATCTGACGTTTTAAACTGAAAGGGTATTAATCGTGTTACATCATCACTATCTTTTACTTCCCCAAGATATTCGGTCCCGGGTCTTCTCGTAACTCCACCCTGTGGAAGCACAAGAAAATTCGTTAATTCTGATAAACCTTCCCTGTATTTAGTAAGGGATACACGCCCAGACAGCCTTTCTGTTAATTCACCACCGGTAAATGACGATAAGGATGGGGCAGATTTGACCATTAAAAACGGCTTTCAATAAAGTCAGAAGCTTCAATACGCTGCGGTGCGCCTTCGGTAGCATCCACAAACCTTGCTTCTTTTAATTTCTGTAAATAAAGCTCGTAGGTTGTATTCAATAAAGTCGATGAACCGGTAATGGCGTAGCATATTTCATGTGCTAACCTTGCTGATAAAGTTTCAATTAAACTTGTATCGTATTGGGTAGTATCGGTCACTCTAGCAATATATTTTATTTTTGCCGTACCTTCGTCTGTCAGTAACTTTTTACCTTCGACAACAAAAACCGGTAATCCATTGCTATTCGTCATATTATCAACAGGATATGTTAATGTTCCATTGCTAAACTCTAAAACTCTTAAACAAGCTGGATCGGTAGGAAGCAAATACTGATAGGTATAACCAAATGCCGGACTTGTACTATCCTGAGATAGCGTTGATCTAGCAACTAAACTATTCCAAGGATGTGCCCTAAACACAGCATCACGAACACTATCAAACCTTTGATTAACGACATTAGCTGCCTTTACCCCTTCAGTTAAACTGGAAATGGTAGATGCACCAATAATGGTTAATGCAAAATTAGCAATATCAACTTTACTTGACATTTAAATCTCCAAAAAAATAAAGGGGGGATTGCTCCCCCCTAAACTTTAGTCAACCACATATTTGACGGTTAACTCTATGGTTCCTGTGCCAGCTGCACCACCCATTGTCACGGTTACTGCGACTCCATCACCATTAGTGTCTGTCACGGTTCCCGATCCAAGAGCTAAAGTTGCCATAATGTCAACTTTCTGTGCAGAGGTACTTGCTGCTGCTGCTTTATAAGCTGCCGCTGATGCACTTACTGCTGTTCCGGCACTATTAGTATGCGCTGCGTATCCAACAGATAAAGTTGTTGATGAACCTAAAGCATCATGTGCTAAAGATCCTTCAAGCAATCTTGCTCCATCAGGTAATATAAACATCTCAATAACATCACCAGATGCTAATGAAGATGCTTCATATACGTCATGTGCAACCCTAATTCTGCCACCCATTTTATTAACTGGGTTTTTAACAGTAGGTACTGCTCTAGTGTTAGTTCTGCCAACTGAGTAAACTGTAGCCATAATCTATCTCCTTTACTCGTTACAGGCAATTTCTACTACTTTTACTTCTTCCATGCGTGTCGCACCAAAAGAAGAACAGTAATAGACTTGCGTTGCGTATGATTTGTCAGAACGCTCATCGATCTTGGCTGTTGGCTCTTTACCAATGGCAAGCTTAACGCCATCTTGCGCCCAGGCATAACAAAGACGGCTAGTGCCATCATCTGTTAGTCTGTTGCTGGTAATGAATTTAAATCCAACAAACGTATCAATATCACCCTGTACAAGTGCTTTGACCGTATTAAAGTCTGCGCTTGTAACAGTAGTTGAATTGAGTAGATCTTCAATTTGCTCTGGAGATACAACGATGTATCTTTGAATCGATGGATCAACAGATTGAGCATCGAGCAATTTTTTCGCGCTAACCAATTTTGCAATAGTTAATCCAGCGCTTCCATGAGCAATTTTTTGAGCTGATGGTAAAGCTGTAGACGTAGAACCAGTAGTTCCAGTAAAAGCTGTACCGCCTAGAGCGCTAATGATTGTACTATCCATAGATCGGCCAATCGCTGCTGCGGCTGCCCTTGCATAGGTAGATTCAGGACTAATTAACATTCTTAATTTATCCTGATCATCAACGAGATCTGCGTACTCATAATCAGTTAATGTAACCATGCGTCTTGCATGGGGCGTGTCCATCAGCGGGGTATCCGCATGACGGCTGGTTCGAGCTTGAGCTGCTGCGCTGCCCACTTGCTCAAAGAATGCTTTGTCACCAGTAACCGTTTCTGTATCAACGGCATCACGCAATAGAGAACCCATTTGCTGTGATAGCATTTGTACATTAGACGAATACTGCTGGACAAAAGCTGTGGTTATTTCAGTAGAAATAATACACCTCCTGTGTTTAAAAATGTAAGTTTGATTGCGTCCGATTATCCAAAAATGGGTCGTTCTTGCTTATAAGGAAAAGCTATCCGCTGACTATACAGCTTGCAGTTGGGCCTTTCGGTTATCCAACATGTATATGCTCACGAAGCTCTAAAGCTTTTCGAGTATAATAATCATGCTCCGGATGCGTCTTATCCCAATAGGGCGTATCCTTGGCAATTATCTGGTTTAATTCTCTTCTGGCTTCATCAGGGGTCATAATTAAATCGGTTGTTTCACCTTCCAATGTATCTTCCCCCATTTGATTAGCTAATCCAACAAACATACGAATAATAGCTGGATGATCTCCTAATAATGTACCGTCTGAAAGTTCAATTTCATCAATAATTTCACCAGCACCTAAACGAACAGCTGCTGATTTTGCCATTTTCATTTTTTGTTCGAAGGCTTTGCCAAATTCTTTTTCAAGTTCTGTTTTCGTTTCGGCGAGGATTTCTTCCCTTTCAGAAACGCTGGCTGCGATGGCTTCTTTGTTTTTTTCTGAATAGGCTTTCGCAATTTTTTCAGCCTGTTTTGCATTAAGGCCAGCATCGTGTGCAATTTGCTGAAAATTACTAATATCATCTTCTGAAAAGCCTTCAAGATCCTTAATGCCATAGTCACCGGCAGCATTAGGACGGCCAAGCTTCTGGTAAACATGGTTCCATTCCTCATCTGTTGAAGATTTACCCGGAACAGCAATCTTATCCATCCCAATCATTTTTTGGGCATGAATATAAGACTTTGCTAATCCGGACGCATCTGTGAAATTTCTTAAACTTGGTTCGGTTCTTAATTCTTCATTTAACGTATCGATAAACGCTACCGGAGCCGGCTCTGCGCTAACGGCTTCGGGTTGAGATCCAGTATCGCTCTGGATTACCTCTGTTTCACTCATTCTTTACTTCCTTTTGCTGTTCAAGTTTTTTCTGTGGCTCCATCATTCGTAGGATGTTTAGCACAACAGATCGTTGCCCTTCAAAAAAGGCGCTATCGTAAGGATCGCCTTTGGCATAAGTAGTTTGATAAAAACCAAAACATTGCTTTAAATGATCAAGAATAATCTGCCCATCGTCTGTTAAAAACATACGCCTGTAATTATTCTTTAAATCCTCTGTGCGGATTTCATTTATTTTCTTCATGCAGCTTCATCCGGCGTAATGCCAGCTTCATTTAAAGCTTTAATCATAGGCGCTGTTTTCTGTGCCTGTTCAGCAATCATCATTTGATCCTGTTGGGATTGAGCCTGTGCCTGTGCCTGTTGCTGCTCTTCCCTCATCGCTGCAACTTCTTCATTACTTCTTATAACCTGTGCCGGCATTCCAGTCACTTCAACTAGGTATTTTACCATGCCGTCCGGATCAAGATAATCCATAACCGGTACGGTCTGACCTAACTGGGTAAAAATCTCAATGCCCCTTAATGTGCTTTGTAAATCTGTCAATTTCTGCGCTTTGGCCAATGGAGATACATATTCAATTTCAATATCCTGACCTTGCAGCTCTTCCGGCGGTTGAATAAAGCGCTCATTTCTTAACATCAGTTGAAAAGACCTTTGTATTAACGGCTGCAATAATTCCGATTGCAATCGACCCATTACTGGTCCAAGTAGGCGCATACGTTCTTCGTTTCTCTGTAGAACTTCTGTTGCTGTCATTTGTGGACCTTGCTGTAATTGGAGCTGATCCACATAAAACGCTGCTCGAATAGCGTTTCTGCGCTGTTCTTCCATAGCCAAGCCAATAGGGTTTTGTACTCCCGCCTGCAAGGGTTCCATACGATCCCTGGTCCCAGTACGATAAAAATTCAGTGCGCCGGGTGTTGTACGCACAGGGAGAAGAAAACCATCGTCTGGGACCATTAGTGGTGGATCTATTTGCTTTTGAGCCGCCCGAATACTCACTTCGGACATTTTATTCACCATTTTAACATCTGGTAAACAGGACATGGCTGGTGAACGCCCATAGATCGACTC